CGTTACCACTACCATAGATGTTTGAATTCTGTACTTCTGTACGAGTATCACGGTATACGTTAAATCTACCACCAAGAGAACCAACCTTAGCAACACCCGTTTGTTGAGTGCTTACATTGCCTTGGACTGGTACCCATTGGAACTCAGGAAGCATTTCAAGAATTGCGCACACACGAGGTGTAGCAATGATGAAGTTTGCAGCGCCACGACGGTTACGTATAGCGATGCGGTTTGCTTCGATAATGAGCTTCTGATAGAAATCACGATTGCGTTCAACGATCCAACGACCGTCAGCCGAAGCTGGCGACCATACAGAATAACCAACACCAGATCCAGCGTTAAGAGCGGACTGGATCATACGAATAATCATTTCACGGTCAATTTCAGCTTGAATTTCATATGCCATAGCATTTGTAATTTCAGCATCAATATCGATACCGTTCATGTTCTTAAGATCCTGCTCTAATTCAACAGACCAACGTGCGCCGAGACGACGTGTGCCTGCTTCAACTGCTGTTTTCTCGAAACTAACTTCAACTGTAGGAATATTGCTGTTGATTTCGAAATTCGCAAGAATTTCTGCAACACCTTTATCCTGATCAGCAAAAGTCCAAACACTATTACCAGTTAAGGCAGTAGAGCTTGTTCCGGTAAATCTTGTATCAATGTACTGATAACCGAGTTCGTTGTCAGCAGCAGATCCAGATCCAGTGTACTGACCACCGTATTGAGTGTGTGTACCAGGGGATGGAGTTTGTGCACTGTTATCAATATAGTTGCCGCCACCAAGGGTATCGGTACCATACTTATAACGGAGAGCAAACGCAAGTCCTACAGGACCACTCATTGGCTGAACACCGCAGATTTCGTTACTAATAAGTTCAGGGAAGGTACGGCGAATCATCGGAATGAGGATCTTTGGAAGACGTGCATCACCTTGTGCATATGTATCACCAGATGTTACGGATCCAGGAGGATTGTAAATTGGACCCTGTTGAGAGCCAAATACGCTTCCTGTTGAACCACCAGCAATATTTGCTTCGTTAATACACCATGCTTCTTGGTTTTCCAAGAGCATAGCTGTGTTGAGGCGTGTGTGTTCATCTTCGATCGCAGAAACATTCTTCGAAGAATAGTTGAGAACTGGTCCCCACTTTTCAAGAAGCGCTTTTGCGCGATCACCGTCGATGTAAGCCTGTGTAGGTTTGATTTGTTTCATACCTATTTTTTACCTTTCTTTTCGACCTCAGAGTATAAACTCTGTAACTCAGGCACTGCCTCGTTTAAAAATTAGTACTTAGACAACTCAGATAGATAGCTCGATGTGCTATTATCGTCAGAGATTGACTCTGTTACGACTTCCTCTTTTTCATTCTGAGGTGCATCATCTACTGCAACAATATCTTTCATTGCTTGTTCCTTGAGAAAGTCAACTTGCTCTTGCTCCGTCTTGTCAAACAAGTTAATTGTATAATCGATATTCTCGAGTATAAATTTACTTGACTTGCCAGCAAGAACCTTCTTCACGTAATCACGCTTCTTAGGAGGCAGTGTTGCTGTCTTTTCAGCAAATACTACACTCGCTTGAGCTCTATCGAGCTTCTCTTCAAGCATTTTTACGCGCTGTTGCGCTTTCTCAAGCTCTATGTGAGCTTCATCTATTTGTTTCTTACCATCAACAACTGCTGTGCGAACAGATTCTTTCATAAGAGAAGAATCGATTGCAAGGTGTTGACGTAAATTTTCAAGAACAGTTTGTGCTTTGCGCTCAAGAACTGCTTCATTGATAAAGTTTTGTGGAATTGCTTGCTCCAGATAAACATTAAGATATTTACTGATGGAACGAACAAGTGACTTTTTAAATTGATTTGCTTCTAATGTTAAAGCGGACTTATATTTCTTGACAACATTTTGTAGCTTTTTAGCATTATTGCTATCGATTGCTTTTACAACGTGAACTAATTTTGCAGCACGATCTGCATCAATTGCCTCAATTAGCTTTTTAAGCTGTACAGCATGCTCTTCATCTTGCTTTAAGAGAGCTGCTTCTACGTTAAGTGAAGTTCTCTGCTTAACTGTCTCGTTAAAGGCAGTTTGAATAGCTGTTAATGATTCCTCTGAAAGCATCCCTTGAGTTGCTTCTTTTAAAATCTCTGCAATACTGTTTTTGTCGCCGTCCATATTAGAAAAGTTTTGTGTTTTTTACCGCACGCGCAATTTTAGATTTCATGCTGTCCTCTACAATTGCTTTTAAATATTTATTAGCACCACTGTAGTTTTTACCACTTACAGTACTAATAAATTTAATAATTTGTTTATTGCGACTCATATACTTATTTATTAGAAGTGCTTTATAAATTTAATAATTTGCTCACGTAAAAAGGTGTCTAGATGCTTTTTAGGGAGAGTGGAGATATTTCTCGTAAAGTTGTCGTACGCTTCTTCGTACTTTCCATCAGTCGCGAGCACCCACTCTCTACTTTCAAGAATACCATTCACAAAAGCTTTTGGAAACGATGGGTCCGCAACACAGTCAATAGCTACAAGTCTCATTTCTTTAACGCGTGAAAATTTTGAATCTTCCTGAACTAACTGCCCAAGCGCTCTTGAACTCATGCCAACCTTTACTCCATCATTGACAAGTGATTTTACAATAATACCACATGGAGTGGAAAGTACTTTGCTCTTACCATAAAAAATATTACCATCTTGATTAATCTCTGTTACAATATGACATGCACGCTCAAGATCGACATCTGCGGTAGTAGGGTGATTTAATTCACCCATTGCGCGGCCCGTTTTAATCATTTCCTCTGTATATCGTGTCACTTCACGAGACATTTCTTCGAGTGGATACAATCTTTTATTTCTATTAACACCATCTGCCATCATGTAGGGGCCGCGAATATACATTGTAGCGGGTGAATTTCTATCCTTTTCTTCGAGGATGTATTCAAATTCTTCTTGTGGAGCTGGTTTTTCTACTAATAGTTTAAAAGCCATATAAAATTATTTATACAATAATAGCACTTTTTATAATTTTAATGCGATATAATACTATTAAATCTTAACAACATTACTACATTGACATATATCTCTAATTTCCTCTTCATATATATCCCAACGTTCATCTATATACACCACTACCCTACCACGAACAAAGTAGGTTCTGCACTTCCCATACCAGGAGTTGCTCCTGTGAATAATTGTTCTTCTAATTTTTGTTTTTCCTGAATACCCTGCGTCATTAAATCTGTCGAAAATATTTGACCACCAAAAAGTTGTAATTGTCCATACTTACCACGAACATTGGCTACAGCAATTTTTGTTAACGCGAGAGCATACTCATACACCCAAAATTCCTTAATAATATCGCGAATTGGGCGTTCCACATATGCTGATATTACACCATAAAAACGTGTATTTGCATTAGGCTGCGGATACATAGTCATGTACTGTGTTCTTTCATCAAATTTTAATTCACGCTTTAGCGCGAGCATTTTTTCACGAGTATCTAACCAGTTCTTAAGCGTGTACCACGAAACTAAATCAAATCCATAATTACCCATTGCATAGCTAAAATATGTTTGCTGTGCAAGTGTTTGTTCAATGGTAAATAAAGTGTTAATGCCTGTCGTACTTCCCTCTTCAAAATCTGTAACAGCTATAACTTTTCTATAATCCATTACATCATAATCAAACATCGAATTGAATTGCTCAACATTTGTATTTGTATCACATGCGCCTTGTAGCGTCACGCTATTTGTAGTTCTTTGAGTTGGTACAAATGCACTGGTAAGAGATATAGAATGTGTAGCTTCAAATGATGTTAAAATATCGGTATACGTTGAGAAATTAAATAGCTGATAGTTTGATATGCCATCCGTAAATACAGAAGAAAGTGTAGGTATAGATGTAAAGTATTGTGCTGGAATTGCGCTCGTACTTATGTATTCTGTTTGAGGTGACTCTACGTAAAATGTAGTAGATTTAGAAGTAGTTTGAGAATTATATACCTGTGATTGTGTTAAATTAGTATTTGCTAACGTATATAAAACATCTAATCTTATACCCTTATTACGTTCATACAAATTAGAATCAAATATCAAATACTCTTGTGTATATCCCGCGTATTTTGAAAATAACTCACACGCAATGCTTATATTTTCAAAAATTTGATCCTGATGTACTTCAACCGCGACAAGAGGTGCACCTAATGATCTTACAATTCTATCTGCAAGTCTACAAAATGAATCAATTCGATTGTTAAGATTGGTGGATTGAAAAGCCGAGATGGGCGTTATAACACAAGTAGCCATATCTCATTTATTTATGACGCTTGTGGTGGCTCCGGACCACCTGGAGGTGCTTCTTCTGGTGATTGAAATCCGCCTGGCGGTGTTTCAAATTCTTGCGGTTCTTCCATAGCTGCCATTCCACCGCCAAAGTCAGGAGGCGATTCTATACCACCTCCCATTGGCATTCCTCCTCCTCCCTCACCGCCGGCTTCCGCAGCACCTTGACCCATAGCGAGCTTCCAGTAAGGACCAGCTTGTTGAATTTGAGCAAGTTCCCACTCAAACTCTTTGTCTTTACGAAGATGCTCTCTATTGACTTTAATATCAAGATCTGACCAGTTGAGAACTTTTTTCTGCAAGTATGTTGGTGAAATAGTAGGTCCAGATGCGAGATTATTATAATTTGATACTTTAAGCTCTAATCTTTGGCTCTCTCTAAGCTCATAATAATTTGTAGGTGGGTTAAATTCGATATCGATATAGTAATCTTTGAGATCCAGTTTCTTCCAAAGTCCCTTTAACATCAAATGTGTTATAAATCCTTTTTTAATGCCAGCGGCAAAAATCTGCTGCATACGAATAATAAAACGAGCAAATTTCAACTCTTCACGCAAAATACTACTACCATCTGTAACTTGTGAGAGTGGATCTAAGCGATTAACTGGGACTTTAAGCGCTTCATAAAGTTTCTTCACAAAGTACATAAGATCAGTCAATTCACCGAGATTTTGTCCGCCCGCCAATTGATTGACACTAGTACCTTCACTACCCGCTCTTTTTGCAAACCAAAAACTATCTAGCATGCTCTGAGGATTAAATTTACGAACAACATCGTTTTGATCAACATCAAAGGTTTTGCTTGACCAATATTGAGATATTAATTTACGAAGATATGCTTCAGCTTTTGGTGGAGGCATATTGCCCACATCGACGTTGAAAACTAAGCGCTCAGGCGCACGAACAAGTCTGTATATAACAATAGAATCTTCAATTAATGATAATTGTCTATATGCACGTCTAGCATTTTCAATAAATGGCAGTCTTACAGTTTTGTTTTGATTCCATATTCCGCTGTGTATATACACAACTTGATTCTCTTGCATAGGAATCATTTTCTCTTCTACTTTCTTTTTAGGATTAGTAGCATCAAAAATAGGTTTTCTATAGAGAAATCCCTTTACAATCATATTTTGAATATTACTATAAACAGGATCGATAATTTCTGAAGGCACTTTGACTACACCTAAAACTCCTTTATCTAAATGCTCTTTGTGAATAATGTGTTCAAAGTAAAGCTCTCCCTCGGTTAGAAGTTCTCTAAAATACATCCACCCTTTATTTTCTAAATCAAAATACTGAACATATTTTTGAAATTCAAGTTGTAACTGCTCGTAATCAACAGCTTCTAACTGCTTATTACGAATTTTAAGAGTCATTACGTTGTTTTGATAATTTTTATTAATAGTCTCATCACATATTTCATCCAATGCATTGGATACTTCAGCAAATGCTGCCATTATTCTATAGTCTTGAAGACGCGCACTCTTGTCTTCTTGAATATTAGCATACAGTAGATTGCCAAAATTGACATCATGATACTCACCAAATACAGTCGAAAATAAATTAGATTGAGAGACAGAATGCTTAGAAAGCGCTTCATTTCTACGAATGCCCGTTTCTTCAAATGTCTTGTATTTTGGATTTTCCCGTTCTGTAAAATTCATTACATCAAATCCAGTATACGGCAATTTAGAAGAAATATATGACATTAACTGCCTTCCAAAAGTCTGCTGTACATTTGATTGACTGCTATATTTGTTGTCCATTGAAATTATTTAGTCGATCCTAACAAAACAGCTACGCTGAAAATGTAAAATGAGTGTTATATGCATCAAGTGTAGTACTGTAACCAGCTTCATTTATGACAACTATATTAAAATCACCTGATGCAGTTAAATTAGGAACATTAATTGTCATATAATTTTCGTTTACGTAATTATAGCTACTTAAAATATAGCAGCTAATAGTATCATAATATGTAAAATCGAGCGCGGTAAGCTGACCATAAAATGAATCGCTATTATTACTGCATAGCGCAACCGTTGTTGTGTATTGAAAATTTTTACCCGCTAATGTTATTACCGAGCCAATGTCTGTACTCGTAAGTAAAATATCATTAAGGATAGGCTTTCCTATACCAGTAGTATTTGCAAAAAAAACATCAGTAATTTGCGGTGTAGCTGAAATGTAGATAGACTCAGTAAAGCCTGGAAGATCTAATGCGCTAAGTGTGGCATAATCATCGTACGTGGTGTATAATCTATTATAAGGTGCTCCTGAAAGTGTTCTTGTAGCATAAAAATTTGCATCAATAAAGAATATATTTTTTGTATTAGATTGTGGTGCTTCAGGAAATAACCATCCCTTAATTGTAAAGCTTGTATCGCCACTAACTCTATAATTATCATTTGCATTTAACTCTTCTGGATATCGCAAATCTATGCTTCCAGACCAATCTACTTCAGATCTAATTTCATACGTCTCAGTTAAATTAAAGGCGCTTGGTATTTTCCATACAATAATAATATATGGATTAGTATATGCTCCAAAATTCGAAATAATCTGCTCTATATCAGTTTGATATTTTGCTAATATACTAAGATTAACACTTATATTAATTGGAACAGGTGTATCTATTTTACTTGAAAATTCAGTAGATTTTTGTTCTAGCGTAGTAGGATAATAAAAGCCCTCAATTTTATTAAACACGCGAGATGGATCGCGCTGTACCCTATTAATAGAAACACTAACAACAGGAAGAGTTATGTTTTTTGCTTTATTAACAATATCATATATTACACGCTGCTTCGGTGCATAGACATACCGCACTTCAATTTGATCTGCTGTTGATCTGTCGTTATTAAATCTCTTAATAACACAATCATCAAATGCCGCAATAAATTGAGTAATAACATCTTTAATTTCAAAATGAAATGCTTGATTATTCACTACATCTATTTACTCACAACAAAATACTATTAATAGGTTTTCCTCTATCAGCTAATTTAAATGGCCTTCCTTCTGGCGATACAAGTTCTTGTTCAATTGGAAGGTTTGCAGCGCGTGCAATTGTCGCGTTAAAATCCATAGGTGAAACTTGTCCCTCAACAACCTTCATACCTTTTTCATCAGTAGTGCCGTATACTTGCCCGCCGCGAATGCCCGCACCAATTAAAACACCACTAAATGCACTTGGATGATGATCACGGCCATTATTAATATTAATATTCGGTGTACGACCAAAATCAGTCGCAATAACTATTAATGTTTTACTTAATAACCCGGATGATTGAAGATCATTAATAAGTGCATTTACAGCTTTATCTAATATTAGTAGTTTTGTTTCGAGTGCTTCAAAGTTATTAACGTGTGTATCCCATCCGCTATCCTGTACCTCGATAAACTTGCAGTTACCCCTCTCAATCAATCTCTTTGCAAGACAACATCCCTGTCCAAAACGGCTATCACCATATTTCTCACGAATATGTTGACTTTCTTTTGATAAATCAAATACTTCTAAATCTTTAGAATTGAGAAGGCGAATTGTTTGATCATAAAATTCAGTGTAGCTCTTCTTCTGTGGATTCAATAAGCTTTGTGTTTCCGGTTCCATTTTTTTAAGAATGGAAACGCGCTTCGAAAACTCTTCAGTGCTCTTAATAGTTGAGTTATCAAGTCCACGAACAGGATCAGAAATTGGAACCGGTGCATACTTTTTAGGCATCCAGCCAGCTCCTGGATGATCAGCAGGTCCGCTTATAAGCACGTTTTGTGGAATGGTGTGTAGCTTTCCAGTATCTTGCAAATTGCACATCCAAGCGCCTAAATTAGGATGAACAATAGTTCCAATCTTTTTAAAACTAGTACGTTGAATATATTGTGCTTGCTCGTGTGCTCCTGTGGTTACAGTCAAAGAACGTACAATTGCCATCTTATCTCCATGTTTTGCTATATTTGGCAAG